TCAGCTAGTTGATGTTGACCCGCCTCACGGACCTTCGCACAAATTGTAGCACGTTCTTCCTTTCTAGCCAACTCTACATAATATTGCACTAAATTACGAACTCTATCTTTAAAAGCTTCCGCCTGTAAACGTATGGGTTCTGGAGCATCATCTGATATGTAAATAATCTTATTAGCAGCCATTTCTGCTATCTGATCGTTAGAAAGCCCACCATTATCAGAGGTTATGATGTCTACAGCACCAACACTAGCTGTGTTTATCTCAAACATTATCATGTCTCCCAAAAATAATAGGGTCCGACTCCACCGGCTCCGGTGGTTTTATCTCAGACTGTCTTGTTATCAAAATGTTACCCTCTTGAACCGTTTGCACCAACGGATCGTCCAATCTATGGTAACCGTAAAGTTTTTCATTTTCTGGAACATTTGTATCCAACAAACCAGAACGATGTGCAATTTCAAGCTTAATTCCTTTGGATGCGGCTATAGCGCACCAGAACTCTACACAAGCTCTTCCGGACTCGGCCATGTTTACATTTTTGTACGTAAAATCAATGCCGTACAAACATATCTTTTTTGCTTTTTTCCACACAGCGTAAGCGATAGCATACGCCACAGTGTTGTTGAAATAACAATATCCTGTTGATTTAACTACCTTTTCTAAAGGGTACAATTCAATAGCTGGAAAATCCTCATGTTGCATACAAGAATATATTGGTTTTGTGTTTTTAGCTAAAAACTCTCTGGCTATACCCGTTTGTGATCCCGCGTTTTCGGTATCTATAAAGCGAGTAACCGGGTCCATCATAAACGTCCTATCAACGTGTATGATACCGCCGATACAATTTATACCCCAGATCTCATCAAATTCGTGAGAAGCCACTCGTGCAGCTATGTAATCTGCATAGCTGCCGCCTAAACCAACAATAGCAATTATCATGTACGGGGCCTTCTTGGTAGCCCCTGTCTGTTAGCGTCATCGTTCTCTCTGGACTCACCTAAATCTTTCAGGCGAACCAAAGACTCTACAAATCTTTCACTGTACATTTTAAGAACGTCGGCCTCACCTTTCATATAGGTGTAAGCTTCAACTAAACTTCCATACAGCATTGCGTTAGGGGCATTAACACTTAGATATGTCGTAGTAGAATCTGACGAAGTAGAAACCACTGTTCCCGTAGCCCCACTGGTTGCTCCAGTGACCGTTTCACCAACTGTAAAATCTGTACTTGGGAGCACGATATTAAAAGTCGTGCTACTAACAACAGAAGAAATTGTGGTGTTAGCTCCACTGGTTCCTCCCGTAATTGTTTCATTAGCCACAAAAGTTCCGCTGACACTGCTCAATGTCAGTACAACCTGACTTTGTGTCAAACTTGTCGGCCTATAGTAATAATGTAATTCAGCAGAATATGCTGCATCAGGTGTCGGTGACAGCAAAAAGTTCTGAAAATCATAAATACCATAGTATTTAGGCGTTCCTGTTGTTGCAGAATTTGGGTTGTATTCTTGTAAAAAGTTTACATCCTTAAATAACAAGAATTGTTTTGAGCTAGAGTTTTCAATGGATAAACTAAAAGAAGCCAGATAATCATCAGGTACAGCTAAAAACTGGTTTCCTGACGTAGTTGTTCCAGTTACATTTTTACGAAAAAATTCTAGATCTACACTTTTAAAAATACGTTCCTCCGCGGACTTAATAAAGTCCACAAGATGAGCCACAAAAGTAGTTTCTTGATTTTCTGTATAGTCTTTTATAGCAGACTTTAATGTAGTGTATGTAAAGCTCATGGTGTGTTCGCCTGTCCACCCATACCACTATGGTTCGTACAATAGTAATACAGTGTTGGAGCCCCTACGGCAACTGTGATTTGTGTATACGCCCCAGATGACCCCGCGGTGCCATTCGTTGTCACACCAGTTGTGTACTGAGATCCGCCACTATGTGTTCCACCAGACGTTGTTGAAAATCTAAGAGGGTGTCCTGAATTACTACTATCTGATTGGTCAAAACGATACGTGCTTCCCTCTGATAAGTTGACTGTATCCTGTCTGACACCATCAATATAATACTTATTAGCGCCTAGATAAGATTGAACTGTAACAGTGAAGGTTGCGTTTACACCCGTTCCCGTGCCAGTAGCGGTCACCGTGCCAACAGAACCTGTCCCGGAAACGCCTGTGATGGTCGCGCTAGTTGGTGTGACAACATCTCCGCCAAGAGTTACCGTCCCTACAAGCCCCTCCGCTTGTGGAACTCTTTGATATTGCAAGGTTACTGTACTAAAGATAGGGAATTTTACCGTAACAGGTATGCTATTATTGTTGGGTCTAGGCTCTTTCAAAGTCTGTGGATCGTGTATTTTACGAAAAGGTCCTAATTGAGGATGCTTTCTTTCAAATTCATCCCTACCAACAAGCAAACCATTCCACTCTTTTCGCATATCTTTATAGCGATATTCTAAACCGGAACGGTCTGAAATGGCTTTTGCGTACTTTCCTGTAGCATACCTAGCCATTAGTTTGTCCTGAAATAAGCGTACTCTGGTGTAACGGTAAAGCTGGACCGATCACGATCCTCCCCCATAGCCCTTTCAAATTCTTCTTCATAAATGGCTTTTAACATTTGAGTGCGATTAGGAGCTCTTTTTAAGGATATATAGTAAGCTAGCCCCGCTGCCAGACAGGGATAAAACCGAAAAGGCATGTCTAAAGTGTTTATCGCAGTATCCGCGTCATCCATGCGTGTAAGAGCGTTATACACAATCACATCTGTGCTGTTTTCAGGAGTGGGCCAAATGCGTAGACTAGGCGTTACTTGCCTATCTAGAAAAAACTGTGTGGGACGACCTTCAGTAGATTTTTTTGGAATATTTAAGTCATCGTCTCGGCTAACACGAGTCAAAGCAAAGTCTGTACCGCTCCTTGTTACCACGGCGCTTAATATATCAATCACATCTGCGGATAAAGCATAAGTTCTAGTTCCAGAGGTAAGAGCTTGTGTTCTTTGTGCAATAGTCCATTGGTTCAGACCTCGGTTAGCCCATTCTGCCAACATGAGATTTAATGAACGCCTAGCCGTAACTAGATCATATCCGGTTTTTACCTCTAAGCCGCAACGCTCAAACGCCTCTTCAACGTACTCAGCTACGTCCAATTCAAAGTTTACGCTTCCTGATACCGCCATTATTTATCCTTCGCATATAAATTGTCGAAGATCTGATTTACGTCCATTGTATAGTCTAAATCAGATTTTGAATAGTGTATATGCTGTGAGGGTAGAAAATCAGGTGCACCTTGCCCTGTTTCAAACCATGCCGGGTGTGTAACACGAACACGATTATTAGGCAATGCAACGATATTACCCGTGTAAGGCCCTGCATCTAGAAGCTCTAAAACGTGACTTTGCTTATGTTGTGCTGGGTCGTCCGCTATCTCGCTCTCCGTATAATCGACCGTAAAATAGTATTTAGCCGGAAAAAAATCAGGACCTATTTTAGCTATCCAAGGGCACGGATGAGCGCGATCTAAACGATAAACTGCGTGTGTATGGGACATACAGTCCCAAGGTTGCGCCAAATGGACAGGCATAGGTTCTGGCCATTCTTCATAAGGTGTGTCGCCAACAAGGGCCGTTATGGGCATACGAGCCCACATAGCTCCCCCGTGAACATTAGGGTCATCCGTGCCATCAGCCTCACAGCCGGTGAATATCATCTGAAAACTTAAACACCGGCTGGGCATTGTGGTAACCGCAATCGCCATAGCGTGTAAGAACTCGCCGTGATAATTAGAGTGATTACACGTATACTCTCTTCGCACCCAACATTTGAAGTGCGGAATATTACTTTGCAAATATGACAAGTTATTTTACCTTGCCGCCCTTTGCGTAACCCTTCTTCTTCATCATGCCGCCACCGGCCATCTTTTGGACCTTGCCACCTTTAGCCATGCCCTTCTTCTTCATCATGCCGCCAGCCATCATCTTTTGAACTTTACCGCCTTTGGCGTAGCCCTTCTTCTTCATGGCTCCACCTTTAGCCATTTTTTGGACTTTACCACCCTTGGCCATGCCTTTTTTCTTCATGGTAGGGGCTACGTTACCAACGAGTCCAGACGCATACTCATCCATTGTCATAAATTCTTTTGCCATTTCACGCTCCTATGCTTGACTTACAGAACCTTTGGTTCTCTTTCTACGGTTAGCCATAACTGCACCACACCCTCGTGCTACAGCCGTTCCCTTAATTCTTTTACCATTAAACGGTCGTTTAGGCTTTGTTACAGCCCCACCGTTTCTTAAACCTGTTACCTTCGCAGCTTTCGTATTAGCGACTGTAGTTTTTCCTTTAGCGCCTGCCCGTTTCTTTTTACGAGCCGTTGTAGCTCGTTCACTTTTCGATAGACTATTAGCTTTAGATCTAGGAAGACAACGATCCGGGTTACGTTTATCTTTTGAAGTGCCGCACGGGCCTTTGATAGAGCCATCTGATCCAATCCTTACCCAATCTTGTTTCAGCCATTGTTTTAACTGTCCCATTATGCAGTTCCTTGCTGCCTTCGTATTGCATTTTTACCAGCTTTAGCTATTTTAGCTTGTTCCATTTTTCCTGCAACTTTTGCTCTTTGTTCTAAAACTGTAAGTATTTGTATCTTTCTAGCAAACGGTTTTTTTATCTTTTTAACTTTAGCAACGGTAGCCCTTGCATCAGCAGGTGTGGCAAACTTTATGGAAACCGTGTCTTTTGGGTTCTCATCTGTATACAAACGCCGACCAGAGCCCTTTGGTTTTTTACCGGTGCCTTTTTTAGGATCTTTTCCGTTTCCCATTCTTCACCAACTTAGATAGTGTTTTTGCCTGTCCTGCATGAGCCTTGGAAGCTTTTCGTAACTTTTTAGCAACTTTTTTGACTTGCGTTTTAGCTTTTCCTGTTAACATTTATCGACCTTTTCTTTTACCACCTTTTGATTTTTTGGCATAATTGGGGTCTTTACAGTATTTTGATGCGGCCAAGTTTGCATACGCTGACGGGTATGTGTCAAATGTGCGTTTAGCCCACGCCTTGCCTTCGGGACAGATCTTACCACCACTTTTCACCTTCCCTCCTTTTTTCATGCGTACAACACTACTTTTACGAGTAGGACAGGCTCCTGCCCCTAAATTGACGGCGCTAGTCATGTTAAACCTCACTTATCTTTTATAAACAGCATTGTTTTCAAAGCTACGCCCAGTGAACTCTTCCCACATAGGCTTCAGCATGACATGTAGTTCATCTATCTTTTTACTATTCTGTTCTGTTTGTACCGACATAACAGCTATGTTCTTGTCCACGTCAATCAAAGTAGATGATATCCAAGTAACCCCTGTTACGCATACACCCACTAAAGCAACAAAAAGAGTGC